TTATTTGCCTTTCATTAAAATCTGTATCAGTCGCTCCTTCTCGGATATAACTTTATCCTTCTCCGTTAAAAGAAGTTTTAGATTCTCAATCTCTCTTTCCTGAGATTCTAGCATTACATTAACATGCCCTTGCTGGACCCTATTCCCTGTCCCAGAGACTTTCCCTATTTTATTATTCTCGCAGACAACTTCTTCATCAAAAAAGCAAACAACAGGAACTTCTAGTAGGTGGGCTATCTGCTCTAGTTGATGAGCTTGTATCTGATTAACACGTATACACCTATGCAAATTCTGCTCACTCATACCTATAGACTCAGCCAGTTTACGAATACTAACACCTTTCTTCTCACTAATTTTTTTTATATGCAATAGATTCATGTTGTTACTGACTTTTCATGAGAACTCCTATCAATCGCTCTTTTTCTGAAATAACCTTATCCTTTTCTATTAAAAGGAGCTTGAGATTTTCTATTTCTTTTTCCAATGAAGACTGCATCACATTTACTTCTCCTTGTTGTATCGTATTACTATTCCCTGAAACATTCCCTATCTTATTAGAACAAGAAAATTCACGATTAAAAAAAACATCCATAGATACATTAAAGAAGTCCGCAACAGGTTCCAATGTTTTTACGGTAGGATTACCGTAAACGATTGTTTTATAAGAATTAAAGCTTATACCAAGAGCATCCTGTATATCCTTTTTTCTCAATTTTCTTTCACTTAAAAGCTGATCTATTATCGTTCCGTTGTACATCTCATGAATTATAATGCGTTAATAAATACAAAATACTTCATTTTTAAAGTGAAATATATTGCGTTATATGAATTATATTGTACTTTTGCGATATAAAGTTAATACAAATGCGACACAAATGCAATACATAATTATGATGACAAAAGATGAAAAAAATGAACTAAAGAAAAAATTACCTACAAAGTGGGTTACTGATTTAGCTATTAGTACAGGTTTTTCTAAAGCTTATGTTATGAGGGTAATGTCTGGTAAAGCCACTCATGTTGGAATTGAAAAACAGGCTCTAAAACTTGCTTTAAAACATCAGAGAGAGATTAACGATGTTGAACGGTTAAAAAATACTGTGCTATGAATAGTTTACCTAAACTACCTGCCGGTATTTCCGGACAAGGTATAGAAGTCTTCCGCGACAATGAAGGTCGAGTTTTCTTTTTGCAAAACGGGAATAAATTACCTTATCTCATGATGGCTCCTGAATACAGAGAATATTTCCAAGCAGAGCTAGCAGCAGATAAAACAACATTGGCCATAATAAAAAAAGAATTTGGCTTAATAACCGCTGATGAACAAGAGGAGATGTTTGCCGGCTGCCGCTATGGGAACCTAGATTACAGAGCTGATTTACTTGATGGTAAACTCACTCCCGATGCACCAAGATGTTCCTTGATTTCTACATGTCCAGGATTCAATGTTGTTTGTAGAATTCCTACTCCACCAAACGGTTCCCTTACCAGATCAGAATACCGGATAATTATTCTAATCTGTCAAGGCAAACAAACAAAAGAGATATCTGATATCCTGGGAATAACAGAGGCTACAGTTCGCACACATATTCAACGTATTCATTCAAAACTTGGAGTAAATAATAACATCGAAGTCGCCTCATGGGCACACGATAAAAGAATAATCTAACATGGGATACAATACTCAAACTTTCGAAACAGCGGTACAGTCGCTTGGATATGTAATCGAAAAAATTAAGAAAAATAGCCTAGATACAGTAGACTCAATGTTTGGAGCTATTGTTGAAGGGACCTTGGTTAAACAAGTGAGATGGGATTCGTATGGTCACTGTTTTTCTTATAAGGGGAAAAAATTACCAAAGTACGATCTTCCATTAGATACTATTCAGACTAGGGTACAGTACAAATAGAATCACTTACTAAGAAATAACTAATTATTAATTTCTAAATCATTTAAAATCATGAACAAAGCTGAACTTATTGAAGCCTTAGCAGACAAGGCTAGTGTAACAAAACAAAGTGCAAAGAAAATGTTAGATGCCTATACAGACATCGTAACTGAGAAAATGTCTCAAAAAGAGGAAATTGTAATCATTGGTTTCGGGACGTTAATACCAAGAGAGCAGGACACGCGTTTGGCACGTAACCCAAAAACCGGTACACCGGTACAAATACCGGCCAGAACAACAGTCAAGTTTAAACCTGGGAAATTCCTGTTGGAAGCAATGAATGGCAAAAAATGAAAATTTACAGAGTTGTTGCAAAACATGCAACAACTCTGTAATAAAAAACGAGATATGAATATACATTATTTCTACAACAGGTCTTATTCTCAAGGTTTTTACAAACTTGAGATTGTTGCTTGGCTGGAAGAGAAAGAGACATCCAGACAAGGGATTGAGAGATTGAAGTTTTCTCAATTGGAAAAGCTGCGTATCTTTCTTTCTAAAGATCCTCAGTACCATGACTATACTTTTGAGCATGATTTTGGAAAAGATGGCTGTATCGGGCATTCTGTTCATACTCGAAAAGGATTACTAAAAGATATGAAGAAATGGGGCAACTTGCCTATTGACCGACGTAATTATGAAAGATTTCGGAAAGTAGCTCTTGCCCTGTACCAAAAGCAACCATTAGTCGATTTCTCAGATTTTAAGGGAAAACAGAAATACACAATCCACCAGATATGGGGTGAATAACATTAAAAAGAGCTGAGTATGGTAAAAGAAATAATCAATCAATGGGAGGACAGAAAGGAAGTCCTAAGAAACTATTTTAGAACTACACCCCAGTCAGAATATGGGGAATATATAGATATAGTTAAGGCGATATTTAGGTATGTTATTGAAGGATATAATATAGATAAGATTACTGTGGTAGATGATGGTGATTGGCAAGGAACCCAATTGTTTCTAATACCTCTTAAAACTTATCAACCTTGCGCCAGCGAATATTTGATCACACACACCTATTATGGCTCATGTTCAGGATGTGATACATTGCAGGGTATACAGGATTTTGGCTATGGTTTACCAAGTGAAGCTCAAGTAAAAGAGTATATGACATTAGCTCTTCATTTGGTTCAGAAGCTACAAAGAATACAAGACTAATAACTAAAAAATAATGGAAAAATATAGTATAAAAGAACAAATAGAACAGCCTCCTTTGGGTATAATGCCAAAAGATATTTATTACAAAATAGTTGCATTGGAAAGACTCAAAGGCTTAAAAGAGGCAATTGCTAATTATTACAATGCTAATTTACCTATTGATATTGAATGGGTGAAAGAATACAATGAATTGATAGCAAAAATTAAAAAGTGATGAATCATGGAAAAAATTTATAAATATCCTCTTGCACAAGAGGATAAACAAACGATAGAAATGCCGATAGGCTCTCAAATATTATGCGTCCAGACACAATTCAACCAACCTTGCATCTGGGCCATGGTCAATCCCAATTTGCCTCCAATTGGGGTAAAGATCGAAATCTACGGGACAGGTGGAAGTATCACAAATCCATTTCCAAGCTATCTGAAATATATAGGTACATTCCAAATTAATAACGGACATGAAGTGTATCATGTGTTTTTGAATGAATTAGTGTCGGTTCCTATCAACCCTAAAAACAAATGAACATGGTAACATTCAATAAACAATTATCAAAGAACGTCCTACTTGTTTGCGGAGACCTGAATAATTGGGGATACAAAGAAGTAGATGATAGTGAAGAATACGATAGTATTCCTTATGCTAAATGCTTTGAGCTAACATTCAAGTTTTATGATTGTGATTTCACTGCTTATTTCAGTCAAAGTAATATTGAAAAAGATTGCTTCGAGCCAATATCCTTAGAAGGAAGTGGAGATTTATTCGATAGCTTCAATCAAAAGATGGAAGATGAAGAATTTAAAGATGATATAAAAACAGCCTGTGAAACAATCTGGACTGAAAGTTTAGGATGGCTTTAATTTAAATATAATTGAACCTTATGGTGTATAGGTCAACCGTATTATTAACATGAGTGATAAAGCAATTGGCTCATTTATTGGAACCGTGATAGTTTGGGCGATTATGATCGTAGTTTTTGGTGGCATGTATGGGTGTCCTAGATACAACGTTTGGCAACAAGAAATGTCAGGGAAGGCGGAATTCGCCAAAGCAGAGCAAAATCGACGTATCAAGATTGAAGAAGCAAAAGCCAATCTCGAAGCAGAAAAACTGAATGCTCAAGCTGAAGTGGAACGTGCCAAAGGGGCTGCGGAAGCCATCAAGATTGAGAACGGGAGTATCACGCCAGCGTACATTCAGTATTTATGGGTTCGCCAGCAGAATAACCTGAATGATAAGACGGTTATTTATATTCCTACTGAAACAAACCTTCCGGTTCTGGAAGCTTCTCGAAGCAAGTAAATAATTAGGTTACCCTAGGTATTAACTAGGGTAGCTATAAATTAAAAAGTACTGAGGTATGAAAAAGTTTAGATACAAAGTTATAAAACGAACTTTGGATGAGTTAATGGCAGATTATCAGATGAACATATTCGGCTTATCTGGATGGGAACTTTCTGCATTTTCGATAGGCGTTAGGCATGCTGTGTATATCTTTAAAAAAGAGGTTACAGAATGACTCAAATCACTAAAAAAAATGAAACTAAATAGAATCATACAATTCATTACAGGTGTACACCGGATTCATGATATCCATAGAGGAAACGGGTATAAACTTCCTTTCTGTCTTATATGCAGATTTGATAAGATATATCCTGCACCTTCCCCTACTTTGAGATGGTACGAAAGGCATTGGGGGAGGACAAATAAATATTTATACCATGATTGTACAATTACAGGAATATATTAATATGAAGCTAAATATAATCAAAGCAAAGAAATCCGCATTGCCCATCATGTTGCTGTTAGTGTTTTGTAGCTGCAGAACGTACAATGTATATCTTACAGTAACAAAGCCGGAGCCAGTTTATTATGCTCCTGTAAAAACTCCTACAAATAGATTTACCGATCAGTTTCACGAAGCGGACAGTTTATTTGATAAAGCCTCTAAAGAAGCGGCTAAAGCCGCATACGAGAAAACAAAACATTTAATTCCCAATTAAAAATAAGTGAAGATGGAAGATGATAAACTGGACGAACTGGCAAAGGCGTTTCTACAAAACGTATATATATGGGAATTACTTGGTGAGGCAGGAACACTCCGTCTTGGCAGGGATGAATTAATAGCATTGATACGAGAATCACACAAATTTATATCTAAAAACAAATGAAGGTATGAAGTATTTAAGAATACATACTGCGTTGTGGGCTATAATATGTCTTATATCTGTATTGCTTAATGCAATATGTTATATTCTCTATGCTTTTGTTAGATTCCTTTGGTGTTTCCAGGTTGAAAAATGGAGCGATTTTAATAGATGTGATAATCGGTGGGATAATCATTGGGATGGAACTACATACGTAGACCACACACCACTGGATACTTTTAGAAGATATTTTAATATGTTTGATTAACAACTAAAAAGAGCTGAACATTATGGATAAAACGAAATGTATCACTTTCGATCCGGTAGCGCAGGAAGCATTGCCGGATCATATTAAAGCAAAGATGGAAACAGGCAAAGCTGTTGATTATGCTCGACATGACAAGGAATCCTATCTAAGGTATATTATCAGGAATGGAGATAAAACCTATTTCGTGAAGTTTTATGACAACGATAAAAAGTTACTTGTTCATGCAGATAGTTTCGTTAAAGCGGGAATCTTGGCAATGGCGTATATCATCCTGACCGCCGGTAGAGGATTCAGCATTGAATACGTAGAAGATTTATCAGGTATGAAAGTACCGGTTGATATTAAATAATAAGAAGTCATGAAACAAATTATCCTCATAATATTAATGATGATATGCGGTATAACCATCGCTGGGATAGTATTATACTGGTTGTCTCTTTTGCATTGGAGTATAGCGGTTATAGTTGGAGCCATTGTAGCCGCAGGAATACTAGGTGGATACATTAAATAACAAAATAATAAGTCATGAAACAGACAATAGAAGAAGCAGCTAGAAAAGAGCTTAACTCAAGTTATGCTATTGTGATTGAGGGAGAATTAGCTTATCAAAGACAAGCTATGCTTAACATGTTTAAGAAAGGTGCCGAATGGCAACTACAGCAATCAACTTGGGTTAGCGTAAAGGATGGATTGCCGCATAGTGACAAAATGGTGCTATGTCAAATGAAAAGCAACAATGCAATAGTTAGTGGTTACATAACAAGATGTCTAGGAGATAAGCCCCAAGTACTTACTGCTCCCGATTTTGAATTTGATGATCTTATGGATTATGAACCTATTGCATGGATGCCGATACCGGACTGCGAAGAAGGCTAAACGTTTGCTCGCCTCATTTATAAGGTGAGCAAATACGGAGGATTTGAAAATTAATAATCAGATAAATATTAATAATATGATATACAAAAATGCAAGAATGGATGACCGTACAGACGTTACGGTGGTAGAATTTGGAACAGGTGACATCCGTGTAGTAGGCTTAGACTGGGATGAAGAGAATGCTCATGGTGTATTATTTTCAGAGGATGTGCCGAAAGATATTACTAAATGGAACACCGTGGATAATGTTCTTAAAAACATATCAGAGGCAAAAAATCCCGTTATTCTCCGTTTCTCTCGCGTAGAATCTATAGATCAACTCATAGATTCTTTGATTGAAGTCAGAAACGCATTCAAACTAAATAGTAGTCGTTCGGTTTTTCCGAACAACTGAAATAGCTCAAATCACGAAAGAGGTGAAACAACCTGAATAGAAAAGCAAAGCCGCCCGGCGGTCACCGAACGGCTTTGTAAACTCTCACCAGTCAAAAGGCTGATTAGGCTTATCACACTACAAAAGTAGTGCTAATTTTTGAATTGATAAAAAGTAAATATTATCATGGGAGCACGTCAATTAGAATTTTCACAATATGTAGGCGAACAACTTCAAAGCGAATATTATCGTAAGTTGCCTACAAAGAATTTTGTTTCGTTCGGTGTAATATATATCAACCTGAAAAAAAAGGGAAAGCACTTCAATGCTTTCCACAACGTTCTGGAACATTTCGTATCTTATCAGGAGCATATCGGACGAACTTTTTCAACAAAGGATATTGGTAAAGAAGAAATAGATGGGTTTGTAGAATACCTGTATGTCGATAAAAGTCTTAAAACCTCTACCATACAGGCGATGGTAATAAAATTAAAGTACCTATTAGGAAAAGCATATCTTAATGGCTGGGCAGTAGACGATTCCTACACGGACGCTAAGGTTCGCGAAAATGAATCTACCCACATCTATCTGAAAGAAAAAGAAATTGCCCGTTTATATTATTATGACGGACTGACCAAAAAACAGGAAGAAATTCGGGATCTGTTTATTGTCGGTTGCATGACAGGTCAACGATATTCCGATTATTCCAGAATTTCGGCCGATAACATAAAAGGGGACAATATTATTATCCTCCAAAAAAAGACAAAAAATAAAGCCGTTGTTCCCATGACGGACTATGTACGAGAAATATTTAACAAATACGACGGACGGCTACCAGAAGCCCGATGTATTCAATATTTCAACAAAGCCATTAAGGTTATTTGCCGGAAAGCTGGACTTACAGACTTGGTCACGTATGAAGAAGATCAAGGAGGTGAAATCATAATGGTAAAGAAGGAGAAGTGCGACATGGTATCTTCTCATTCTGCTCGCCGGACTTTTATTACTAATACAATCAGCGACAAAATCCCGGAAAATATGATCATGAAACTAACAGGGCATAAATCATCCGCATGTTTCATGAGATATAATCGTATGACGCTGGAAGATAATGCAAGGGCACTGGCTGGAAATGGTTATTTATCTTAAAAAATATATTATGTACGTAGAAAAAGACAAAGACGGTAAAATCATCATTCAGGATATATCTCCTGAAGATGCTAGTTATCTTGACGATTGCATCTGTTCCTATTTATCAGGGAAGCCATTAAATAGCCGTACAGATGCCGAACGGAGATTGGTCTTTCTTAAGGTTGAACTTGAAAAGATGTATTAACATGGACCTGAAACAGTATCGTTTGAACGACTGGGAATGGTACAATCGGTATAAAGACAAATACGGTTTGGAATCGTTCACTAAATATAAGGATAAAATATTCGATATGCTAGCAAACTTAAAATCCGGTCGATTATATGATTTATCAAATGTAGAGACCAGTGGTTCTAAGATATTTATCATAACATATAATATTGATGGCATTGAAAAACAGGAATCCAATCCGGATCTGTTCATTAAGCTATGCTGCATGTTCATCCTGTCATTCAGCGATTATGAATTTAGTGAGAATTTTGACAAAATAATGAGAAAATGAGTTGGAGAAAAGAAGAAATTCAATATTTGAAAGATAATGCAGGGAAGCAGTCTTTCAAAACTATCGCGACCCATTTAGGGAAAAGCGAAATGGCTGTCCAGTTATACGTCCATCGATATCGTATACCGGTTGCAGAACAGAAGGGACGAAACCTGGTACAGGAAATTCTAACTATCAAGTTCGTTAATCCCGAATATTTCACCCCTACGAAAGCCTTCTATAAGGCAATTGGAATGAATCAAAAGCGCTGGTGGAATTTATATTTTGGAAAGGAACGAATGACTGAAGATGAATATTTCCGATTGATAGAACATTTCCAGGTAACTCTTAGAGAAGCATTCGACGCAAGGCAATTAAAACTATTTGAAGATAATGATTGAACAAAAGATAATAGATCAAATACTCGATGCCGTCAATATAGTTGATGTGATCAGCGAGTATGTGACGTTGAGCAAAAGAGGTGTCAATTATTGGGGTATCTGTCCGTTCCACACGGATCGTAGCCCCAGCATGTGTGTTAGTCCTGCCAAACAGATTTATAAATGTTTTGCCTGTGGAGAAGCAGGGAATGTCATTACTTTTCTGCAAAAGCATGAGAACATGTCTTACCCGGAAGCTATCAGGAGTCTGGGAAAGCGTTGTCACATAGAGGTCCCTGATCGGGAGCTTACTTCGGAAGAACAACAGAAAGTATCAGTAAAAGAATCGTTACTGATCGCACTATCGGCTGCTTCGGAAAAATTCACCGGTTATCTGGCCACCAACGACGAAGCAAAATCTTATCTCCTTTCCCGTGGATGGAATGCCGGAGAAGATCAAACGCTTGAACTCTTCCATGTAGGCTTTGCTCCAGACACTTGGCGTACACTGATCGACGACATGAAACGTTCCGCTTTCAGCTCCGACATCCTGGTACAAGCCGGCTTGGCTACAAAAGGAGAAAAGAGCGTCTACGACTCTTTCCGCGGACGGATTATGTTTCCTTATTACGACCTAAAAGGTAATGTGATAGGTTTCACCGGACGTTCCATCAAACCTTCAGACAACGTCAAGTATTATAACACCGGAGAGACTCCCATATTTCATAAAGGCAATGCCCTGTTCGGACTATTCCAAGCGAGACAAGCCATTGGACAACAAGATCGAGTGTATTTTGTGGAAGGGCAATTCGATGTGCTATCATTCGTTCGTGCCGGTGTACGCAATACGGTCTGCGGATCCGGAACCGCCCTTACACCTGAACAGATAAAAACAATCATAAGGTTCACCCGAAATATTACACTCATTTACGATTGTGACGAAGCAGGAATAAATGCTTCCGTTAAAAACATCAAAGCACTACTGGAAGCAGGCGCCAACGTCCGAGCTATATCACTTCCGGACGGCGATGATCCGGACAGTTTTGCCCGGAAGATGCCGGAAAAAGAGTTGGCTATCTATCTGCATAACCACGAAACAGACTGGGTAACCTACCTGGCCGGCATTTATGAAAAGGATTTTGAAGATCCTATCCTGAAAAACGAACACCTGACTTTCATAGCTGAATGTATTGCACTTGTTAAAGACAAGTCATTAAGCATATCTTACACTACGAAATTATCGGAAAAATTTAAAATACAATCCGATACGATAAAAAACAAGATAAAGGAGTTCACGGTTTCGCTCCCGAAAGACGAAGACATAAAGAAACCGGGATTTTATGGTATCGAGGAACTGGTGAGTACTCTTCCTGATATCAGTGAAAACTGTATTCTTACGGACAGTTTTACCGAATTCAAAGAAAATTATGGCGAAGAGCCGATCATATACGTTTGTGGACTCCCTTCGACCGACCAGATCCAGGAATTCCGCAGGCATGCAGCTTACCTGCATTTCACTTATAGTTCGAACATCACATTCGATGAACGCAGGGAGTCCGACCTGCTTGTTACACTCTGCAATCTGTTCAAAGCAGGCTTCACCCTATATGTAGAAAAAGACGATATCGATTTTGAATTCGTAGACTTCTACACTCGGCTATATGCTGCGGCAATGGAAGAGAAGACAGGTGATGTGCGGACGATCTATTATGGCCGGTGTGCCGACATTATGGCTTCTGCTTCTGAAGCCGCCCAGTCCGTCATGGAAAAGGAATGGTGTTCTGTCCTTAAGTTGACCAGTAAGTCATTCAAGGAACTGATGAAGCCCTACCGGGATAAGAAAAAGTCGAAAAACGCCATGCTACATCAGCAAAGTTTCGATGACTCCCTAATCTGGGAAGATCCGGACATCGTACCTGACTACGTAGAAGAAAATGAGGAATACAAAACAAACTACCGTAGACACGGCTTCTACCCGCTACTTAACAAAGAAAAAGAACCGGTAAGCTATATGTTTAAGAATCCTTCCGGAGGTGGTCACTTACAGGTGGCTGACTTTTACATGATCCCCCTGCTACATATCTACAGCAGTGATTCCGAAGGTAACAAAAAGATTATTAAGATAAACCGACGGTACTATAAGAAACCGCTCTACATGGAACTCCGAAGCAAGATATTCGCCTCGCTCAATTCATTCGAGGAAGCTTTGGTTAATGAAGAAGGTCTGAATTTTGAAAACGGGACAGTTGCCCAATTCAAAAAAATAAGACAATCCATGAGCTACGAATATACCCTATGTGACGAATTGAAAACGTATGGCCAACAACCGGAAAACTTCTATGCTTTCAGTAACGCCATATTTCACGAGGTAGACGGAATATACCGGATCGACATGGCCTCAGACATTGGTGTGGTAACACATAACGGTAAGAACTATTATGCTCCGGCATTCAGCAACATACATGCCGGACTCCGGAAAGATGATGACATGTACGAGAACCTGAGAGCGTTCGTATATAAAAACATCCCGTTGGAACAGCAATGTTCGTTCGAACGTTGGACATCACTGATGAACCAGGTGTACAAGATAAACGACAACGGGAAGTGGGCTATTATATATGCTGTCATGTGTGCTTTCCGATCAGACATCCATCCGATCGACCGCTTATTTACGGCGCTGTTTTTTATGGGACCTACAATGTCAGGTAAAACACAGGTTGCCGTGTCTATCAGATCGTTGTTTATTGATCCGGATTTACCATGCTTCAATCTTAATACTGGTACTCCTGCTGCATTCTTTACGCTTATGGAAGGTTTCAGGGACGTACCGCAAGTATTGGAAGAATATAATAACAAAGACATAGACGACAGGGTATTCCAAGGATTGAAATCAGTCTGTTACGATGGTGATGGAAAACAAAAACGAAAAGGGACCGGAAGCAAAGATTTGGAAACAAGTAAAGTCTACTCCCCCGTTATCCTGGCAGGTCAGGAAACTCCCCAACGGGATGACAACGCCCTGATGAACCGTGTCGTAATATGCGAAGTTCCAAAACGAACAACCCCCTACGAAGAGAATGAAAAAAACGTCTTCCAGGAACTAAAAGGCTACGAAAAAACAGGACTATCGAACATCCTTTTTGAAATACTAAAGCTCAGACCTCTTGTTCGCAAACATTTCAAGTCGTATATGCGTATTATCAATAAAGACCTGACCAAGTCCGTACTGGCCGGTTCCGGAGGATCTGGTGATATGACTCGTATCATTAACACCATATCTTTATTCCTTTCCATGTGCCGGCTGCTTGAAGAGCATGCGCCACACCTGAAGCTCCCTTTCACGTATGAAGAGTTCTACGAGATTGCCCGGAAGAAAGTAATTGCCCAGGTCGAAATGATCTCCCGCACAGACAAGCTGGCCGGATTCTTTAAGGCGATGGAAGTAATGATTAATACCCGGTCCATTATCGAAGGAAGAGATTACGATATTGACCAGCCAGAAAAATTAACGGTTAAACTATCAGGAAATGAGCGTAAAGAAATACCGATACCGGCAGGAACAAAAGTATTATATCTTCGCCTGTCGTCTATCCATACGCTCTATGCCAAATCTTCCTACAATACAGAAGATGCCACACAGTCCACCATTGAAGCTAACATCCGTTCCAACCCCGCTTACATCGGAGTTGTGAACGCCCGCCGATTCAAATGGAAGGAAGTGAAAGAAGTCCCGAAAGGTGATATCCGTGAAGGTGGTAAAGTCGATAACGAAATGATCCGTATCATGGATCCTAAATCAACAACAACGAGTTGCCTCGCTCTCAATTATGACGTATTCCGGCAATACTTCGACATTGACCTGGAACGTAGCGAATCGGATGAGCCGGAGGTTGAAGAAAAGAAACAACAGGATCTTCCGTTTTAGTGTCGGGAGTATTCTTGAAAAGTGCGACAAAGAGTATTCTTTTTTGTTTGTTCAATTCGTGTGGTGGGAGTTCCGGTATCCGGTTCTCCCATCTTCATTTTCCCCCCGTACCCCCCAGATTAAAAAGAAAAAGATGATAGTGTGTTTTTCTGAAAAAATATTCGCAAAACAGCGACCTACAGACCTACAGACCTACAAGCCTCATAATTTTTCAAAACAAGCAATAAGTAATAGTATGTATATTAAGTATTTAAGTATATATGTATATATAGATGTAGGTTGTAGGTCGCTTGTAGGTCTGTAGGTTGTTGTAGGTCGTGTAGGTCAGAGGGTATTTTTCTTGTTTTGGGCACCGACCTACAAAAAATAGGCAAAAAAGGGCAAAAAGTACCCTTGTAGGTCGTGTAGATCGGTCACCTACACGTTCTTTTAAGACTTTAAATTTTGCTAATTGACTAAAAATCATTACATTTGAGTATTGCAAATCTCGTTTGTAGGTCTGTAGGTCGGTAGGTCGCAGAATATAAGGAAAAACTTTTTTAAAAATACATTTTCATCATGGTTACAACAAAAATAGAGGTGAAACAACATTTGGCAGAATATATTCAGGGCAAGTTCAACAACTGCATGCCCGGACCAGTATTTCTTCCGGACAGAGAGGATTTATATCATGTGATATACGATTTACTCGAAAAACGCCCGGTTTGTTGCCAGCCGGATAACGGCAACCTTGAATTAGGTATCCCGGACAGGCGTATAGGTAAATCCCCTGATACATATAATTATCTGGGAGCGCGTTCTTCCCGGATCATCTCACTAAAGATCGAAGTTCTGTTTTGGGCAGAACTGCATAGCCTGATAGACGAAAACAAACATCTATACGGCATCCAGTATATCGAAACAGTCGCCTATTTCATGCGCAAATATGGCATCCAGGCAATTACTGAAGATGCTCTCCTAAAGAACTATTACCGGTGGCGGGATAAGGTACGCAAGAAATCGAAGCGCCGTGGATACGCTAAACAGCAAAATGATGTTAAATATAGCTGATTATTTCACCGACCAAGTGTATCGATTTGTCCGATTTTTGGGGTAAAAACGTCTGAAAATGGCGAAGTGTTTGAATAACAAATAAATACAAATAGAACATGAAAGAATTTTGTAACAAAGTCCAACTATTCCTCCTACAGGACATCCAATCTTTCCGGGAAAATGTGATCACCCTGAAACCGGGACGCTCTGCCGTAACCCTGTCGACCGATGATTTCACCATGACACCAAAAGAAGAAACAGACAACGCCGGTACATTATATAATGTAGAAGAGGACATCACAACAGAGAAAGTAACAACGTCCACTGCCTCCGTCTATAAGATACGCCGGTCTGCGATCTTAAAACTCGAAACACTCCCTGAGCACTCACCTATATTTATAGGTTCACTTGAATGGCCGGCACAAGTATCGATAACTACACATTTAAATAAAGATACGCTGCACATTCACAGTAAAATGAGACAAATCCCACTTTAAAAGTCCTTTCCCATACCTGTTTATAGTTCTTACTTCGTAGGAAAATAAGCAGGTATGAACAAAAAAACATATGTAATACAACTTCTAACTTCCCCACAAACCCGACTACTCATTACACATGATGAGTATATCGCCGCCTTACTTGCCTATTTCCCTCTAGGGAATCAATCGGTATCATCCTCATTTGACGATGCAAAAACATATAAAGAATATATCACGGACGAACTTATTCCGGTACAGGCTAAAACTACCGTTCCGCTTACCATTGATTTTTCTTCCAATGATATAGAACCCGGAACACTGGCCTATCATCGCATCAAAGGATTGATAACAGCCGATAGTTGGTGGTATTTCTCCAGCAAACAATTCGAACAGGATTTATTACAAGCCGAAGATAACCCGAACATCACATGCCATTTTCTTCATATAAGTTCCGGAGGGGGCGAAGCCTGGTATCTCGACCGTTTGTCGGAGACCATGCGTGCCCTCTCCAAACCCATCTACTGCTTCGTCGAAAAATTATGCGGATCAGCAGCTTATTATATAGGTAGTCACGGAGCAATACTAAAAGCACTCACACAAAACGATATTATAGGTTGTATCGGTTCTATGATCGGCTTTTGGGATATCGATCCTTATTTCGAATCGCTCGGTTTCAAAAAAATAGAGGAATATGCCCGTATCTCCGACCTGAAGAATAAAAAGTATAATAATCTGAAAGAAGGGAAACCACAGCAATACATAGACGAAGAGTTGGAACCTTTGGCAGAACAATTCCGCACAGAAGTTCGAGCTTCCCGTCCGACACTTGCAAGTTTGGAACTGGATCATCCTGCCTTACGTGGAGAAACATTTGATGCAACACATGCCATAGATGCCGGACTTATCGACGGCATAGTTACATTCAATGAAGCCCTGGCCGAAGCCCACGAACTTGGCCAGAAATGGAGCGAATCCCGCAAACAACAACGAAACAGAGTTCTTTCATTAATTTAATAAATACAAGTATGAATTTCAAAGACAAACTTTTAGCAGTCCTTACAGGTCTTGGATTAATCGACAAAGCGAAATCCAACACGTTGGTAGATGATGACTGGAAAAATATCGAGGCTTCTTTCAAAGAGCAGTACGGTATGTCCATCACCGATGCCATGCAGGAAGCTCAGGCTGCGGATGCATTGAATGCAGAACGCAATGCCGCTCTGGCAATTATCAATACATCCGAAGTCCGCCAGTCGGAGGCAGAAAATAGTACAGCAACTACAACGGACGGAACCGCAACGGTAGATATCCAACCCGGTAATGACAACCAGCCACAGTCACTTGTGACCAGCGTGCAGTCGTTAGTGACCGCTTTAAACACCTCCAACAAAGAAAACGCCGAACTCCGCCATTCATTAACAACGATGGCTGCCAAGGCGGTAGATGACAATCCGCAAACAGTAATCAAAAAACAACTCACCGTGTTTGGACCAGGTACAACAGCAACCCATCTTTTCGGTATCGAACATCCATTGTTCGATATGCAAAAACGTTGGAACATCATTGCCAACAACACGGCTTATGCAACGTTGCATACCGCCGATGAAGATACGGACGGTATATCTTTCCGTACCGAAGTACGCAACTATGGTAAATCACTGGCTGCTCGCTACGCTTTCTTGAAAAACAACAACCTGTTGATTCCGGAAAAGTTGAATTCCGGTTTCACCAACGATTTTTCAGAATTGAAAGATGCCGGATTAGGTGACCAATATGTGATTATGCGTCAGGATGCCTTGATCGCCCGGATCATCGTCTTACAGAACGTGTACGACCTCTATCCCCGCCGTTATGGTGTTCAGGACCGAGAGTTAATGACCAATGCCTTCTTCACCGAAATTTCTCAGGCTTACCAAGTTGGTGAAGTTTGGAAAGGCAGTATGGATCTGCAACCTGAAATGGGCTATGTGGATGATGCAATGGCAAAAGTCAAATTCGGTCCGCTCAAAGAGATAGAACGTAAATATATCGGTTATTTGAATACCGATGGTTCCGATCCAATCAAATGGGGCATGATCGAATGGCAATTATTGCAAATCTACACCCAGATGGTAAGCGAACAGAACCGCCGCCGTATCCGCGGTTGTTATGTAAAACCGGAAGCCGGCAAACCAGGCAGCTACCTGAACTCTTCCACTGGTCTGATCTACACCTTAGTTCGCTACATGCACGAAAACACCCTGCTTCCCCACTCCGACGAAACGTATAACGACTACTCGGAAACAACCTTCCTGGAAGCCGTTATCGAATTTGTAAAAGATGTGAAAGCTACCCTGGACGAAGATATTGACCTCGAAGGTTTTGCCATCTACTTGAATAAGAATCACCGCGACTGGTGGATCGCCAACTGCCGCACCAAATACGGTAAGGACCTCGACTTCACCGGCCCGATGAGCTACGTTAATGTGGTTCCGGATATGGGTATCCCTATCAAATGGGTTCCAAACATGGGACAAAGCAAACTGATCCACCTCCAGGAACCGGGCAACCTCCAATGTCTGGAATTCGTTCCGGGCGAAATGCTGGCATTCAAATTGCAGGAATTTATGGAAATGGTCATGGCATGGTCTACCTGGAAGGAAGGCTTCACCGCCAGCTTCATCGGTCGCCATTTCTCTACTCCGGCAGAATTGACAGCCAACAATTACAGCCTGCAACGCCTGTTCTGTAACAAACCGTCTACAACAGTAGATGCCGACGCTACAACGATTGCTTGCGGCAATCAGTTCTGGTTTGTGACTTCAGCCAACACAGCAGCCAAGGCATTGACCGACATTACAGGAGCTAAGAAAGGAGTTGTCTACCTGATCGAATGTGGATCCGCCACAAACGCAACCAGCATTGCCAAGAGCGGAAAGTTTACCGGCATCACAGCCGCCTTTACCCCTACAAAGGTAGGCGATTACATCATGGTAACACTCAACAGCGAGGGCAACTTTATCGAACTGGAGCGCCGAGTAAACGGTGTTCGGTCTATCAATAAAGACTTACAACCGAACATTCCGGGTGCACGCTGATCTTTTTGTTCATAGTTTCTTTATAAGGAGTCCGGGAGCAATCCCGGCTCCCTATTTTCCAAATCATTAAAAAATTACAGTTATGCAAAAAAAGAAAGTTCTTTCCTATATAGCAGACCAAAAACGAGCATTCAAGGCACGTCGTGTTTTGCAACTCAAATTCTTCCTGTGTCTGATGCTATTGTTCGCATCCGTATCAACGATATCCGCTATCACCTCTCCGGATGATGCCAAAGTATCGACAGAAATCGTAGTAGGCACAACAATGGCCAGTATGATGGCAATCGGCAGTATTGACGATGTAGCCGATAAAGAAGTAGCCGGTGAATCCATCGCCTACAAAGTATGGTTGATAGAAACCAAGCAGTTGGACGGTTCACGTTCATTCCCTATCCCAAACGCGTCCAGGGAGGTTTCGTCGCTCCCTATGCTCGACGGCGAGTATATGCATTACTTCGAGGCCCACGATATCCCGACATACACCAGTTCAGGGGAAAAAGGCGACCTTACAATTTCGAGCACAAACACCTTGACTATTATCATGGGCGGTGTACGAGATCAGCTTCTAAAATTCATTGAAGAAAAGGCCGGTTGTAAATTTCTCATTATTTTTCAGGAATGCGAGTCTAACAATCGGTTTATTCTGGGTAATCCCTGCAAACCGATGGTACTTAAATCCTTCAATTTGAAGAATGATAAAGAAAACCGTTCCGTTACCTTTACCTTCGAGAACAAATCTATCAAGCAATATCATAAGTATGTAGGCGATATCATTGTGAAAGATGCCGTCACCATCACCGCCGGAGCAACAGCCTTGGCTACCCAACCGGGAGTCAACACATATAAAATACCGAACGGATCATCAGCTACCTACGCTCTCACTACCGTATCAGGTCTGACCGCTTCCGACAAAGGCCGTACCATCACTTTGGTAGGAACCGGATCTGATAAAGCCGCCACAGTAGCCGACAATACATCTTTCGTCCTGGAAGACGGAGCCACCTGGACGGCAAAAGCCGGATCGCAAATATCCTTCCGGGTGTTGGACTCTACGACATTAGTAGAAATTCAAGGTTCACGCGTACAAACAGCATAGCCCATGTATAGTATAAAACAAAAAATGAAGCTCCTCCGGGAGCTTCTTAATCCGGAACATGCCGAGGCCGACCTTCGTCTGCTTCGTGAGGTATCACCCCAGAACGATCTGCTCCGTTCTCCCATCGTCAATGCCGCCCGCTCTGCAGAAAAGATCCTGTACACCCTCTTGGACCAGACAACAGCCGAAAAGATCCGTCTGAACCGTCGTGCCGCAGAAAATAAACAGCAACCGGAAAACGAACAGCAAAATGAAAACGATAAAGAAAAACAACCGGCCGACACCGATACCGGACAACCGGCGGTTTCGGAGCAACCCCAAGGAGACACTCCAGATCATTCCGGAGAAAATAATCCGGACGGAGATGCCGACAAAGCTGATGTAACCCAGCAATTAGAGGATACTAAGGAAGAATTGGAGAATACCCAGTCTGAACTGGAAGAGACTCAGGAAACGTTAGAAGATACCCAAGCCGAACTGGAAGCTGCAAAAGAAGCATTGGACGCTGAAAAAAAAAGCGAACCCACAACGGCATCAGCTCCATCAAACTCCAGAAAGAAGACGAGTACCCGCAAATCGACTGGAAAAACATCTTCGACAAAAACGTCCAAATCGCGACGCTAATTTATAACGACCGCATTAACACCTGGCGCGAAATGAAGGTTCTGGATGCCGAACTCGACGACAAGCCTACCGAATCTAGGGTAGCAAAGATGGCCGAAACACGCATCCGGAATCTTCAATGTTTCGAAGAACTCCAGTCATTCAACGATACCGGGAAATGGAAGAACAAACACCCTTTGCTCATTCACTATTCCGAACGTTTTCAACTGGAAGAACTTCGTCGCCGGGATCCGGAAGCCTTCCTCCAAAAATACGCCGCTTGTAACCATAATATCAGCCGCTACAAATCCTACTTAAATAACCCTGCCCGCTCCGACCGTCACGAAAACGATAAAAAAAACTTGGCTAAACATCTGGAACGCAAAGTGATTTTTGAAACTATTCTTCAGCAAACATAAAACTATGACAACATTAGAAATTATAGACAAGCTACATCCGGATATCATCCATACTTTCCTCTCTACCGGAAAGTGTAGCGGTATCCCTGAGGACGTACAGCTCTTCCTGCACCAAATGCAATGGGCCGCCGAAGTATACGAACAGGAACGCAACATATCCAAAGCCGCCAAAACGCTGCAAACCCGTATCTTTTCCACGCAAGGCATTCGGCTGGATGTGCGTACCTGCCAGGCACGTATCTATTCCGCCATCTCCTATTTCTCAATGGACTGCAACGTTGCCACCAAAATATGGGAAACCGACTTCGCCAACAAATACGAAGACCTTGCCTTAGAAGCAACGAAATACGAAGACTTCCGTACCGCCAAAGCCTGTTACGATGCCGCTCGCGAATGTCGCCTGCGTGCCTCTGAAGCAGCCGACAAAGAAAGCGCCTGGGCACCGGTCTTCCTGATCTCCAACGAGGTCACGGCCGAATTGCTGGGCTTTAGCAAACGCAACCTGAAAGAAATAGCCCAAAAGAACAATAACGGTTTCTACATCAACCTGATAGACAACCTTCCTGTAGAAAAAGAAGAAAAACAACGGCTCCTGCGCGATGCTAATATCATGGATGCCGAAATCATAGAGGAGATACCAGAAGATGGAGAATAACACATTTCAAACCGACCGCTTCGAAGACTATTATATGAACCTGATGCAAATCCGGGCCAATGTAGTAGACGCCAATACACAGATAACCGAGGTAGCCCGTGCCGGTGGAAAGACGGAAGGCGTATTCGGCCCGCGTATTATTAAGGTAGCCAACGAGATGCCCGGAGAACTGGCCTTCCTGGTTCACAAAACCTATACCGCCTTATTTACCAACATCTGGCCGAATATACAAGCCTACTTCAGCCGCCCAATCATGGGAGGTCGGCGCACCATGCTGGAATACGGTATAGATTACATTGTCGGCGAAAGTAAAATCCCTACCCATTTTCGCCGTCCACGTTACCCGATCGCTTTCCCGAAGCACAGCATCCTGTTCCGTAACGGCTTCCACCTGCAACTCGTATCGAGCGACCAGCCGGAATCCGTGGCCGGACGTTCCGGTGTGCATGCCTTCATCGAAGAGATGAAACACCAGAAAGGCGAAAAACTGAAAAGCCGCCTGTTTCCGTCCCTACGTGGATCGAGCGCCGAAATACGTGCCAGCCAATACTATCAGGGAATTACCGGCGTATCCGATACCGCCCGTGTGGACCTGGGTGAAGACAACTGGTTTGAAGAATATGAACACAATGTCAATACAGACCTGATAGAAGAGATTGTCACCGTCTCCCTGCACATCAACCAGGCACTGGCGACCATGTATCGTGCCGATGCGCTTGCACGTGAAGAAAAGAACCCGATACTGCTGGAAAAGTTACGCCTGGATATCGAAAAACAAAAGCGAATTGTCGCCCTTTGGAAACCTCGTCTGGCCGACATGCGCCGGTACGCTACCTACTACATCCGCGCCAGCTCTTTTGTGAACAAAGACATATTAGGTCCGAAGTTTTTCAAAACCCAGTTGGAAAGTCTCGACATCGACGAATTCTTGACCGCCATATGCGCCATCCGCAAAAAAGAGGTAATGGACCGTTTCTTTGCCAACTACTCACCCAAACAACATCAATTTACCGATAGTTACAAATATGCCAGCATCATGCGCCTGGATCTGAAAGAGCATTTCCGCCTGACCGCCTTTTACCTGAAGTATTACGATCCGCGCGAAGAAATCCTCCTAGGCTACGACCCTGGTCATTTCTCCAGTGTGGTAGCTGCCCAGGAACGTAAGCAAGGTACAGAACTCCGCGTCTTAAAAGAGTTCACTTGCTACTACCCACAGCAACAGCCGGAACTGGCCACCGCCATTCATGAGTTCTTCGGCTCCGATGCCAAGAACAAACACATCCGCCTGTACTACGACCGTGCCGGTAACAAAAAGAAAGAAGACTTCGAGCAAATAACCACAGATGCCAAGATATTAAAAAGAGAATTAGAGAGTTACGGTTTTTCAGTTGAACTGATGAATGAAGGACAAAGCACGATCTACTACTGGATGCAGTTCAAACTGTTGCTGCTTATTTTCGGAGAACAATCCAATTCATTCCCGCGCGTATTAGTAGATGAAAACGAATGCCCGAACTTATGCAGTTCCATCATGTTGTCTCCCCGAAAGAAAACCGACGGCCGTATCGAGTTAGACAAGACAAGTGAAAAGAAAGTCCCCATCAAGTATCAGGCCGGGTTGACAACACAGCTTCCGTCCGCGCTCATTTACCTGCTACATGGCCTATACTACGAACGTATGCCTAGCGAATATAGCGCAATACCGGATGATTTACCCGACAATATGATGCTATAAACCTTCTCCCGGGATATAATAATAGTTGTTTCACCCTATAATAATGGCCTGTTTTGGAAACGGAAATACACCTATATAACTGATAGACAGTGATGGTATTCCCCTAAAATTAAAAAAGACTTTTCGCAAAAAGCTTCTGTTTTACGCCACCGCTGAGTTTTCGACTTGTGTTGCACTCTCCCGGTCGGTCCGGAAAATATGACAGAGGGACCCGTGTCCTTTCCCTCTCCCGCTCGCCCGCGTACATTTGGGCATGGAAACGATTACAGGCCTGCACGCATTGCAATGGGCACGGGAGCTATCGAAGCTACCCGATGGATGCTTCACTATTGCCTTCTATCCTTACTCTAAGGCAAGGGGAAAGGCATCAGCCAAGCTGGTAACCAAGGCAGGATGCAAGTATAGGGCACAGCTACCACAGGAGCGCTTTCGGGTGGATAGCGACAACCTGTTCCTGTTCTCCGATGCAGATGGCAACCCAAAGTCATGCTACCGCATACTGATCCGGTACATGGGGTTTCCGCAAGATGGATTTAAACTACATAAGATAGATTGGCTATGAGTCAGATAGACATGTGGGGTAACCTTGGCTGTTACCTGGATGACAACAATGTAATAACCTTTCAGGTGGGTACGAATCCCGGTACCAGCCTGATGCGGGAAATGGATCAGGACGAAAGACCTGTATCCGGATATAATCGGAATATATCATTCCGTTGGTTGAATGTGGATGGCTATAACGTGTATTCCCGTGGAGCGGATAACCGCAAATGCGAACATATAGAGGCCGATATCAAGAACAACCGGTTATTACCCCGCTTAATCAGTAAACAGATCAATATGCTATACGGTAAAGGCCCCCGTATATACAAAGAGAAACTGCAAGACAACAAGGTGATCCGGGAGTGGACCGATGTGCCAGCTATACAAGAATGGCTGGACAGCTGGCCTAAAAATGGCATGGAAATGTCCTACAAGGATTTTGGACTTGCCATCATCAAACGGTATTATTTCTTCCGGGACTTTTTCGTAAAGTGGCGCATGTCGCAAGGAAAAGCAATTGGTCGCATGCCGGTAGCCGGACTGGATCTGGTAGAAAACAAATATTGCCGCCTGGCAACGCTCAAACAAGATGTTGCCGAGGATATCGTGTTATATAACGATCTGCGTTTCGTCGTTACCGGAAACTGGAACTATGGAGCGGCCAAATACAAGGTGTATCCGCTATTCCGCATCAACGAAGTAGACAACTATCGTTTTGCCGCCATATCCCATCACCGGGAAAGCTCCGTAGGCAATCATTACGGAGAGAACGAAACCCACGAAGGTGTTAAGACTCATATCAAAACATCAAACGAATTACCCGAATTTATCGATAGCTTTTTAAATAATAGCCTGGCAGCCAAAATACATGTTATCATACCGAATGCCTGGGTAGAAGCCAAGCGTAAACAAATAAAAGCCTTATGCGAGGAAAATAAGCTCCGCAAGAAGGATAACAAACAACTGATAAAATACAATGATATCGAAATCGGCACCGAATACCGGGAGTCATTGATCGTACTTTACACCCAGGAGGAACTACGCCGTCTATCGCTATATTTATCCGGTAAAAAGAACCAGGGGAAGGCTTTTTCTACCTATTCGTTCAAAACCGGCCAGGGAAACGAAGAAGAACGATGGAAGATCGAAACGATCGACCTGAAGTACAAAGAATACATTTCATCCCTGATCGAATATGACAAACGGGTAGACGAAGTGCTACTGGGTGCCGTAGGCCTGGACTCGTCCATCTCCAGCGTTAGCAAGGATGGGGTTATATCCAAGTCAGGCGCCGATGTATATTATAACTACTTGCTTTATCTGCAAACGCTCACTCCGGACGATGAGAAGTGCTGCGAACCGTTCAATCTGGTCCTGCAGGTCAACTTTCCGGATCTCTATAAACAAGGCTACCGGATCGGTTTTTACCGGGAGGTACCGGCACGTCAGGAAGAAGTTTCACCTAATGATCGTTTAAACCGTCAACAATCATGAGCTACAACGTATTAATAGAACTATTTGACAATATCGCCGACTTTCGGGATTATGTACCTTATGTCGCTAGCGATATAGAGATCGAAGAACTCAATTCGTCTGCCATAGGCGCACGAAAACAGATTCAGGGCATCATAACCATTCCCCTTTGGAAATCGATCATACAAGACAAAGATTCCGACGCCTGGCATCACTTGAAACTGGCTTTCGGCAATCTGACCATGCACAAGGCTGTTATCTTTGCTACCATCGCCAAACGTATGTCCGGAGGGGCGGATGTGTACAAATACGAACTGGAGAGTATGCGCCGCCAGTATATCGACAATTATTTTAACGCAATGGATTCGCTTATCCATGAACTGGAGACCAATGAATCCTACCAGGAAGTCTGGCGTAAGACAACCGACTTCCAGTATATGGACAGCCTCCGGATCAAAACGACTTCTGAGTTCAATAGCTTATATGGTATAGACATGTCATATTTATTCTTCTTCCGTACGATTGCTATCCAACGCGAAGTATTAGACGATACGATCGGCGGATACTTTACAAGCATAGAAGGACGAGAAGCTGATTTTGAAACGAAGTTAAAAAGAGCATTGGCCATGTTGATAATATCAATAGCGTTGTGCCGTTTTGATATTATTGAGTTCCCAGCAACTATACGCAGTCTGTTTGATGAACAAAAAGCCTCTCGAAACGGCATCGATGAAAGAAATAGCCAATTGACTTTGGCCGCTTCCCTGCAATCCCAGGCAATGGAAACCATAAAAGCCATAGACCTGGCTCTCAGTGAACCTGTGTCCGGGAATATTGATCCTACCACCTCCTATAACCGCGAAAGCGATAAAATCTTCCTGATGTCATGAATGTCCCGGCTATTGTTTTTGAAACTCATTTCGGAGAATACAGTATACCCAATCGATGGGAACAACTTACTCCGGAACTGTATCTGTCTGTCTGCAAGTTGCTCCAGCAATACGCTACCGGTCAAATTTCTTACCGGCAATTACATATCGCCTACATCTGCAAAGCTCTAAAATTGAACCCGAAGAAGATAAAAGGGGATGATGCGAATCAAAATCTGTATCTGCTTTCCGAACAGATAGACTTTATATGTAAAGACATGCAACATATCAATAACTGCTTTCTGGCACAATTGGTGCCGGAAATATCCGTAAACGACCAAATATATAAGGCATACAAAATACAGACCGGATTTGACACGCTAACCTGTTCGCTCTCCGCCATCCAGTTCATAGAGGCTTACGAACTGATTGGTTGCCAAGCGGACAAACTGCCTGTGATGGCAGCTATTCTATACTGTCCAGGCACCTACACGTCCGAAGCTGCCCATCGGTTAGCTGAGAGTTTTGCATCGCTGGATTCGATATTACTCCAAGCCATTTGCCTGAACTTCCAAGCATTTGCCAACTACCTGTTCACCCAGACTCCGTTCAGTATCTTATACATGCGAAAACCTAAAGAACATAAACCGGCTATCTCCATCGGCATGGCCGAAAGCCTGTATAATCTTTCGGCCGACGGATTAGGAAATGTAGACGTTATTGAACAAATGCCGGTCATCAAGTACCTGGCCATCCTCCGGAAAAAGCTCATTGAAAGCGTCACCGCCATGAACGAAGCCGGTATCGACCTGGTAGAAATCTCTGACAAGACAGGATTATCCATAAAAACAATAAAACAAATCATATGAACACATCCCTATTAATTGAACTGTTTCTTTACTTCGCCCGCTTCCCGAATCACGATGCTTTCAGCGCTCTGTTCAACAAAGGGCGAAGCAATATAGATGGGTACGAAGACTTGTCTGCAGCCCTTCTTGCTCTGCCTAACGAACCTTTAGTACCCGAAATAGGCAACTATGTCTTTGGCCCCAACTTCGATGCAGTCAGTAGCCGTGTCAACAATATAAACGGTTACTATTTGTTTGTCGATTATGGAGAAATAGAATGCGGAACCGACAATAGTAACCGGATGACTGATTCCGCCCGACTAGCTATAACCGTAGCCTACCGACTGAAAGAGTTCTCCGGGGACCTGATGGAACAACTGCTCGTATCAGATCAATCCCTTTCATATTTGGTCGCGATCCGTAACCGAATGATTGCTGAACAACGGGAACGATGTTGGCTGAAGGATGTATCCCGAAGTCATACCCTGACTCCGTTTATTGCCCGCGAACTCTCAAGTGTCGGTTGGACCATGCTCTTTAACCGGGATGGTTATGATACGTTTGGAGCAAAGCGCAAATGAATGTCCTTTATGCCTGGATTAGAATTGAACAACTTTATACCCATAAATTAATAACAAAGAATGGATTGGATGACAATAGGTTTAGCTTTTCTGACCTTTATCAGCGGAGGAGGCATTGCTGCCATTGTATTGCTTCCACAGAAACGCCGGTCGGCTGAAATAGAAAACGAGGCTAAGGTCAGTGAACAATGGAAAGAGCTTTACATACAATTCCGTGAAGAGAAATCCCGGCAGAGTGATTTGATTGATAAGCTATACGATGATTTGACGGCGGCCCGGAATCAAAATAATACACTGACTACGAACAATGCCATATTGAAACTATGGAAATGCGAAAAACTGGAATGTGGATATCGTAAGCCACCCATCAGCGCCGACCCATTCAAAAAATTAGAGGAGGAACATCAATGAGTACAGAAAAATTACCCCGCGGTCTCCGGAACAACAATCCCGGAAACATCCGTAACAGCAACAGTGTGAAATGGCAGGGTGAAGTAGATGCCGCCAACAAAAAAGACTTTACATTTGAAGAGTTCAAAGACAGGGCATCCGGCTACCGGGCATTGCTGAAATTACTGCGTAATTACCACAAGTTGCATGGTTGCCGCACCATCGCCGACTATATCCACCGATGGGCTCCGGAGCACGAAAACAACACATCTGGCTACATCATCCGTGTAAGCCGGGAAATGCAAGTCCCTACAACTTTCGTTCCGGATCCGGACGAAAAGTCCATCATGTGTGCGATGGCAGCAGCTATCAGCTTAGTTGAGAATGGAGTCCCCGCAATCATGTCAGAAGTGGAAGCCGGATGGGACGCCTTGTGACTGGAACGATATTATATCTGTGTATTACCTTTTGCATGGTAGCTTGCACAAAGACGGTATATGTACCAGTGAAAAGTATGGAGGTTACGACTGTCCGGCTCCGTGATACTATCATTAAAACCGTACTTGTTCCTTACAGAGATTCCATAAGTACCCCGGATACAACGTCATATTTGCATAACCCCTATGGCGAAAGTTGGGCTGTATGGTCTGGTGGTAAATTAAACCATAGTCTGAATATTTACCCGGACACATTGGGCATCCCTATACAGATCGAAGAGATCGAAATAATACAAACCGTTGAAATCCCTATTGAAGTTGAAAAGAAACTGACACGTTGGCAACAATTCAAAATGGATATGGGCGGTTGGGCCATCGGTGCACTATCAGGCATTATTCTATTAGGTGTTGGATATGGCATTTTTAAGTTCATAAAACGAAAAATTAATATTAAGTAAGTGTTTTTCATGGTATTAGATTTTTAGATTAGTAATTGAGTTAGCCGCTCTGCCTGTGATAGGTAGGGCGGCTTTGTTAAAAAGAAACAAATATGTTCTTTTTATTACTTTTCCTCTTGCAGGATTGGAACATATATGTTACCTTTGTAGTGTTCAATTAAACAAAGTTCTTTTACATCATGAAATTTTCCGAGTTTTACAAATTGATTGAAGCCGCAGGCTGGACAATCAAAAAGGGTAAGAAACATCATAAGTATGTTCACCCGGACTTTGACTATTTCATCCCCGTCGGCCGCCATCCGAGCAAGGAAATACCGAAAGGAACTCTGGAATCGATGATGAAAGATGCCGGGTTGAAAAAGTAAAAGCAACTACCACTCCCTCCGGGGAGTGGTTTTAATTGGACCAAACAATAAAAGAATGTTATGAAAACAGTTACAGCAATTATCGAAAAGTCAGCCGATGGTGGCTACTCCATTTACACAAAAGATGTAAAGGGTGCGGTTGGCTATGGTCTTTCTGAAGCCGAAGCGAAAAACGACTTTACGGAAGTGCTCACAGAGCAGTTTGAATACTTTCAGGAACGAACAGGTATGGTATCAGAATGGGTACAAGAGGGATATACGATTGAATATCGTTACGACTTCTCCGGCTTTTTCCTGGCATTTCCATTTATCAGTGCCACAGAATTTGCCCGTGCAGTCGGTATCAATCCTTCTCTGATGCGTAAGTATAAAAACGGATTAGCCTTTGCATCCGAAAAACAAAGAGCAATCATACAAGCTAAATTTAAAGAAATAGTCAGCAATATGGCCACAGTTCAATTCTGAAAAGAACTTTTTTAATTGAACACTAAAAAACGAACTGTAGCCAATAGATTCAGCCTCTGTCGAAAAATGACAGAGGCTTTTCTTTTCCCTCCAAATTTCAAATCTGGAAAAATGTGAGCTATTCCCACGTTCTACTGTTACTAAAGGTTAAATGTTCGTTTTGCAAACAAAAATACCTGCAAACATTTTGCAAACAAAAATGTTTGCAGTATATTTGCAGTGTCAATCAATCAAATAACGTAACATTTTAAAAATTAAAGTCATGAAAGCAGTCGAAGTAAAACAATTAATAAGAAGAGGTAGCAGTTCAAATATTGCTAATTTGTTAGCAGGTAAAGAGGATTTCAAATACGAAGTCTCCATCACTGTATCTCAGAATGCCCCATGTTGCATTAAGAACGACGGTACCTACCCAGCTGCAATAGGTTGGAAAGAGGTTAAAGCTGATACTCCTTTAGAAACTATTGGCGAATCTGAGAAAATAACAGATATCTGGATTAAAACGGCAACACTCGGTGGCCGTCGTAGAATGTGGATTAAGTAATTAACAAAATGCTGTGCTATCGGCATAACGGGCAAACAGAATGAAAACAGTAACTATAAGAATGCAAGAAGAGCTGGCATCCTGGCTATCCGAACAAGGAGATAGTATGAATCAGACAATCATAGATTTGTTGAATAATGCTCGTTATGCGCGTCTGTACGCACTAAATGAGCTGAGAGGAAAATTCGGGGAAAAAGAATGGGCGTTTTTAGCCGAGGCTCTTAATGGAAATTATGCGTCAGATCAATTTAGGTATAATAAAAAGGGGTTGATAGGACATTGCGAAGATAGTGAAGATATGTATGGACTCGCAACAAAGCATAAGATAGACTTACCCCTATTGACGCAAAAAATAGACAAGCTTTCTGCTTCACAAGTTGAAGCCCTGTATTATAGGGTTGAAAAATTCTGGGAAATAGCAGAAATGCCACAAGAGGTGTTTAATACACAAGAAAAACTCGAAGATTGGAACTTTTATTGAAGAAAAAGCGAAAGCCGGGCAATCACTCCCGGCTTTCTATTTGTCAATCGATCAAGTAACATTTATGTCACTAAAATCCTCACAAAGATAGTTTTTATGATTGTATGTACAATGACTGATGATCAGTTAATCTCTGAAGTGATAGATGATTTCAAAGTGGTCGTATCAATATCAAACGATAAAGATAAAAAGGTGGCAAACCTGGAAAGGTGTGAGCTATTTACTGAACCAAGTGTTTCTAAAGGTTAAATGTTTGGTAGTACAAAACTTTTTCGTCTAAAATGTTTTGTATCACCAAACATTTTCGTATCTTTGTAGTGTAATAATAAAACAAGCAAGTTATGAACATCATAGGTAGTAAAATAGTCGGATACAGATACGGTGAAGCACCAGAATGTGGACAATCATTTAATACGCAAACCAGACAATATGAATGTGGCGTTTCGATGGCTCAGGTGGGTTATATGGAAGAAGTTGGTTCATTTGCCGTTTCTGGCGCTTATGGTCGTAAAAAATACTACTATGAAGGTACTATCGTTGGTTTTGGTGGTGACGATGAAGTCTGTCTGGGTGATGTTAGAAAAATTTCTTATAACGAATACAGATCACTTAAATCAACCTACAAAGAAGTAAGTAACGCACTTGTTAATGAAAAATGTGATTCTCTTCTTTCTTTATTGAGAAGAGGATGGACAGTATATCCTAATACTGTGGAAGGTATAGAAGAAATGAGAAATCAAATGTTGAAAAAATGATACGAGAAGCGATTAAAGAAGCAATGAGTCTTCGTAAAGTCAAGGCCATAGACCTCGCGGAGCAAATAGGGATAAATAGGGGTAGTATGTCTCTCTTTCTTTCCGGGAAGACGAATCTTAGTCAAGATAAAATTGAAGCTACACTAAGGTATCTCAATATAGAACTTGTTATAAAAGAATAATCTTATTCAAATGATACGAGAAATAATCAAAGAGGCTATGGAGCTTCATAAGGTTGGAGCTTCGGCACTTGCTGATGCTATTGGAATAAGTAAGAGCGGTATGGCCTCCTTTCTGTCTGGTAAATCGAACTTGAGTCAAAGTAAAATAGAGAATGTTTTTAATACTCTTGGCATAGAGTTTGTTATAAAACAACCTCAAATTAAGCAGAGACCTTTAAATAAAAGGGATACTATTTGGCACGAAATGTTTAATTGTGTAAAATCTTACCATACTAATATAGGAACATGGCCTTCTTCATATAGTACCGATAAGAGGATAAAAAAACTTGGTTTGTGGTGTGTAAATCAAAGACAATATAAAAAAATAGGGAAAATAAGCGATATTCGAAAGCAAATGCTTGATTCCATTGGATTCGATTGGGGGGAAGTGCTTAATGATAAATGGCTTGAAACGTTTGAAGCATTAAAAAGTTATAGGGAAAAGGTAGGAAAGTGGCCATATCGGAAATCGGACAATAAAGATGAAGCAAGATTGGCGGCGTGGCTTTATAGTCAAAGATCAATAGTAAAAGGAAATAAGGGTTGCAAGATGCCCTTAGATCATCTTGAAAAATTGGAATCAATTAATTTTATGGAATGTGATTATCGAGGAAAACAAAAATAG